GTAAAAATATTGTATTGGGTTTCCACGTTGTTTATTATTATTATTATTTTTTTTAAAACTCCAAATAGCGGGTCCGTAAAATAGTTTGTTCTATTAATGTCGCCTGAAGGAATTGTAATAACATTATTTTGGATTAATTTTAATAAACAAATATCAGTTACATCAATAAATGTGGTAAATGCTCCATACAATATTTGCATTAATATTGTATAATATATTAAAATATTAACAAAATTACGATTTGAGTTTGTTTTATAAATAGAAGAATACGAAGAAGAATTTGCGTAAATAATAATAAATTATATACTTATAGGTAGGTATAAATTTATAAATATAAAATGATATATGTCTTGTATTTTATATATTTATTGCGATTACAATAAATATATTCAATGTGATGCTATATAATTTACATAGGGAACCCGACCAAGTTAGCACCTATTCCAAATCCAGCTCCGGTTCTGGCAGAAACCGCAATGGATGGAAGATAAGTATCTAAAATGGAGAATGTTGCCGCGGCAGTAAGGGCAATAACACCAATCTCTTCTAAATTCAAGGAGCGTTTTGGCACGGCGTAACAAACAATAGCAATCATTAGACCCTGAATCAAATATTTTATTAGTCGTTTAACTAGTTCTCCGATATTCACAATTCCGTTCATTATAATAAATCTAAAGAAAAAAATATATATTTATAATTAAAAAACTTAAACATAAATAATTAAAAATATAAAATGTCGGAATATCAAAGTAAAGGAAATACAAAAAACTCAAAACCAAAAACAAGCAAGTATGTTGATTTACTTGAAGAAGATAAACCAATCGCAGGACAAAAATTTGTGTGTATGTCGTTTGTTTCCCCTGAAAACATTCTTAAAAAGAAGGAAATGTATTTTTTCGAAGAATTCCTAAATAAATACAATTTCAACAAATCAATGGAAAAGTTTGTTTCTTTTTTAAATTTTTTATCTTATAAGTATAAGTTAAAGTTTGATGATGTGTATTCTGATTTTACTGAATTTGTCCAAGAAGAAAAAGGTGAATTAAGTAAGCTTAATATAACAGACGATTACAAAACATTTGTAGATAAGAATGAGGAAGACCTGGAAGCTAAATTTAATGTAGCACATAATTTTCAGACAAGCACTCGCGGTGTAAAAGTTAGAGGAATATTTCCTACATTAGAGGAAGCAGAACTAAGATGTAAATTATTACGCGAGCAGGACCCTTCGCACGATGTGTTTGTTGGTCCTGTTGGAATGTGGATGCCTTGGGACCCGGAAGCTTATAAAACGGGAAGGGTCGAATATTTAGAAGAAGAACTCAACAAATTAATGAGCGAAAAAATTAAGAATGAAACCAATGCGAAATCCACATTTGACGAGCGAATTAAAGATGCTAAAAAATCCGCAATTGAAGATAATATTAAAAAGGCGGAAAAATCGGGCAGTAAATTAACGCAAACTATTGATGAAAACGGAAATCTAATCGGTATCAATAATATGAATACGCAAATTGAAGTGTTACAACAAAACACAACTCTTACAAGCGAAGATATTCGTAATGAATTATTCGAAGGGGAAAATATAATTATGGGTAAATCTGATTACGGGCAAAGTCTCTTAACAAGCGGACCATTTGCTAGTAAGAAATAAATATTTATATGTTCGCCAAATATACGGCATATACAAAAATACATTATAATAATAAACAAATTTATTATTATATTATCGGGTCGGGGTCAGGGTCGGTGTTACACATTTATTATCTAACTTAACATAATATATAATATTGTCATAATTTTAAATACTAATTTCATTTTAAAAATAAATGATAACATATAATACCAATAGTTAAAAAAAATATTAAAATATTTCATTACCTACCATTTTGTAGTTTTTTTTACATTAATTTTTTGGCCCTGGCCTCTTTTTTTACTATTCGACGGGTCGTATTTTTCTTCTTCGTCGTCAGAATTAATACCCTTTGACAACTCCCAAAATTCTTTACTGCCTAACTTAAAATCGTTATGACTATCCGCCTTGTACCAAAATACTTGGTCTTGTAATTTATTCGACTTAACATTATTATTTATTACTAAACATTCGTAATTTTCCGTACATTGGTCCATTACTTGACAAAATGACTCAAATGTCGGAAACATGCCTGCGTAATTCTCATATATTCTTTTACGATTAGCAATATATGGCTCTCTTAAAATGAATACATAGTCTATATTTGTTCTTAGTGTTGGAGGAACTCCTAACGGATACTGCATAGTAACTACAAGCATGACTTTCCAATGACGACCATTTAAAAATAACAATCTCATCATTTTATCACGAGACCAAGTATTATCATATAAACAATCATCCATAATTACAAATGTTCTCGGGTCGATATTACTTTTTTTGTAGGTTTCAACCTCTTTTGTTATTTGTTTTAAAACTGACCTTTGCCTTTTTAAAATGTTTTCAATAATTGCGGTGTTATATTCATTATGTATAAACAATTTTGGAACCAGTTTGGAATAAAATCCGTTCCCTTCTTCTGTTCCTGAAATTACCGTTCCAATGGGAACATCTTGATGATAATATAATAAATCTTTAACTAAAAATGTTTTTCCAGTGTCACGACGCCCTATTAAAAAAATAACAGGTCCTTTTGTATCGTTTGATTTAAATGTAATATTTTTCATATCAAATTTTTTTAACTCTAGTGACATTATATAATTATATATAAAAATAGTATCTCTTTAATTACGCATTATATTATTGTTTATAACTAAACTTATTGGAGCCAGGTATAATGTTACTATACTATATATATTTTTAGCTATTTAATTATTACTTTATATAATAAAAAAATGAAATCATACATTAGTTAATAAATGATAGTATATACACCCCACCCCCACCCAAAAATTAGAATGAGTCGTAAATGTTCATATTGTAAAAATACCGAACACAATGCTTCTATTTGTACGAGCCCATTATTATTGAATTGTCTAGCAGAATTATGCCAACACTTCAATTATCTTGTAAGTACTATACCCAATGAGAGCATGCCACGAGACGAAGCCGTTTCTTACGCTTCCAATTTATTTATGAAATATATATACCGTCCCGATTATAATAATACATTAAATGTATTAGTTCGTAATTTAAGACTATCTGAAAGAATGACTCCACACGCAACCTCTTGCTTCTTGATAACAAATTATATAGTTGAAAGAACACAAAGGAACAATATGGAATTGCCTATAATAAATGGAATAATACGTGGAGTTTTGGTAACGGTGGAAGAATTAGTTATGATAAACAGAATACCAAACGGATTTGAATCTCTGGAACTAGCAGACTACCGAGATTTTATGTTAAATAATGACTATCTTAAAACTCTTCTTGATATTAAGTTTCGACATTTTATTCCATTAGAAATAGAACATGTTGTAATGATGGAGACAGAAGTTTTAGAAGATTGTCCGATTTGTTTGACTACAATTACTAGTTTAAACAAAGTAACAACAGATTGTAATCATAATTATTGCAATCCTTGCTTTGAAAGAATGGTACAACACGGGAGAGAAATTTCCTCGATTACTTGTGCTTTATGCAGAAAGAACATATCTAAATGTTATAAACCTATAATTTAATTATAGGTTGTTGAGTTTAAAATAAGGAAAAAACGCAATGTGCATTTTTTCACTCGGGTTGTTTTTTATCAATCCTTACATTTATAACTAATTAAACAAATAATATTAGCCATGTCCAATCTGTATATATATTTTTTTAGTTATTTAATTATTACTCGTTATAATAAAAAAATGAAAGAATACTCTAGATAAAAATAAGAGTATATAAATTTTAACACCCCCAAATTTAGAATGAGTCGTAAATGTTCATTTTGTAGAAATACAGAACACAACGCTTCTGTTTGTACAAGCCCATTATTATTGAATTGTCTAGCAGATTTATGCCAACAATTCAATTATATTTTAAGTAATATACCTGATGGCAGCATGACACAAGAAGAAGCAATAATACACACGAACCATTTATTTAAGCAATTTCTATACCATAGACAACGCGATTATAATAATACATTAAATGTATTAGTTCGTAATTTAAGACTATCGGAAAGAATGACTCAATACGCGACCTCTTGTTTCTTGATAACAAATTATATATTTGAAAGAACACGAAGGAACCATATGAATTTACATATTACTTATGGAGTTTCAATAATGGTGGAAGAATTTTTTATGATAAACAGAATACCTCACGGGTTTGAAGCCCTGGGACTAGCATACTACAAAGATTTCATATTAAATAATGACATTCTTAAAATAATTCTTAATCTTAAGTTTAAACAATTCGTTCCGTTAGAAATAGAACTTATTGCAATGACAGAGACAGAAGTTTTAGAAGATTGTCCGATTTGTATGACTACAATTACTACTTCAAACAAAGTAACAACAGATTGTAATCATAATTATTGTAATCCTTGCTTTGAAGAAATGGTACAACATAGGAGAACTATTAATGCCAATTCATCAATTACTTGTGCTTTATGCAGAAGCAAAATATCAAAATGTTATAAACCTATAATTTAATTTTAGGTTATTGAGTTTAAAATAAGGAAAAAATGCAATCTGTATTTTTTCACCCTGATTGTTTATTTTTTTATCAATCTTTACATTTATAATTAAAAATAATATGAGTCAACAATTCTTACATCTATAAGTAATTAAACAAACAATATGAGTCAACTTATCTATTTTATTTATAGAATTATTGAGTAATATATATTTTTGTATTATAATATATTATAAATATATATGAATATGAATGAAGCCAAATGTTTAAAATTATCTTGTAAAGAACATATACATACTGAAAAAGAACGCGTCAATAAAATCATAGAAAGAATTCAAAAATTAACGAAACAAGGGGCGACCTCCGAAGAATTAGAAAAGGA